CGCCGGGCACAATTAAGTTTAGTGTACCCGAAAGCGAAACACAGAACCAAACTTCTTACGTCCGAAAGCATTATGGTGACGGAGCCGCTGAAGCGCTTACCAACTTTACAAACGTAACCAAAAAACCAATAGAAGCCACAAAAAACCTTGATCGTTTAGTGCGAGACAACGAGGGTAAGATGCCCTCGGCTCGTAAGTGGTACGACTTTATGTTAGCCGCAGAAGCCACGCGCAACGAAGTCCTTGCACTGGTGGAGAGTGTTATAAATCAGGCACGCCACTTTAATATGGAGCGAAAAGAGCTCATCAATGACTTTATAGGGTCGTCTACGTTCTACCAAAAATGGGGGTACGACCCACAATGGACTGATCGTAAAACAGGTAAACCAGTGCAGGTTAAAATAGACCCTGTGATGAAGAAAAAGTACGACAGGTTAAGCGCTGAAGAACAACAGCTTGTTCGTGATGTATTTGCACACGGCCGCACTATGCAGAATATGATGCAGGAAATTGCTGAAAATTTAGGTGTTTCTAAGTTCTTTAAGTTTGATACTAAGCTAGAAGGACCATATGCGCCACTGAAGCGTTTTGGAAAATACGTTGGGGAGTTAAAGTCTCAGGCACTATTAGACGCCGAGAAAGATCTTAAAGACAACCCGACCGCATCTGTACGCAAACGAATAGAGAAACTAAAAACCAACCCAGATGATTATGTCATAAGTTTCTTTGAGTCTCTAGGAGCGGCTGAGACTTTTGCAGAGAAAAACAAAGACCAATTTGCGTTTACTGAAGCGTCCGAGAAGACTGTCAACTTTGAAGATTCTCGCCCCGGTGGAGCACAAGCGTATGAAAAAATACTAGGTGCCGTAAACGCAAACCTCGCAGGCTTAGACCAATCGTCTAAAGATGCTATGGCTAAGATGATTAGGGACATGTACTTCCAGACGCTAGATGATAGTAACGCTAGGCTGTCTGGCACTAAAAGGCTGAACCGTGCAGGTTACGACAAAGATATGTTGCGGGCGTTCGGCGAACATGGAATGGGGCAGTCTAACTTAATTGCTCAGATGAAGCATGGAGCTAACATAAGTGCCGCTTTAGTCGACGCTAGAAAAGAGGCAGGTAAAAACAAACGAGACCTGTTGCCTGTTTATAATGCGATTGCTTTAAAGTTTCAGCGCATGATGGCACCGCGTGCGGGAATTTTCGCCACGCTGGAAGACAATATTATGAAGGCTAACAGCTTTTACATGCTAACGTCGAGCCTTGGGTACTTCTTTCAAAATATGACGCAGCCGTACTTTGCCGTTTCAAACATATCAGGCGAGTTCGGTTGGGCGCAAGCCGCCACCTGGGGTAAATTGTTTAGCGGCTATAGTGTGGCTAAAAAAGTTATAAACACGAGCTTTTTAAACCAAATTGTGAACGTAGGAACATTAGGGCTTCTTGGCGGTAACAGCACTGTTGTATTAGATTTTAACAAAACTGCTCCCGAGCTAGTACCTATGCTGAAAGAACTACAGGCTCGGGGTCTTCTTGATGTTGGAGTGACGGAAGACCTTAGGCATTTAAACATGTCTCCAAACATAGCTATTCGCGCGTACGATGAAATGACGCATAGGTTGTACCAGTCTGCACGTTACGTTGAAGCAAGTAACAGAATAGCGTCTGCGGTTGCGGCGTTTAAGATGGCACAACAAAACCCACAGAAAATGAAACGACTAAAAATGACGCCATCGGAGTATGCAATTCGGATAGTGCAGGACACACAAGGTAACTTCTCTAAGCTTGATGCGCCGGCGTTGTTTGACGTGCTCCCTAAAGCTCCACTTCAATTTCGTAAGTACCAGTTCCAGATGTTGTGGTTGCATACTGACGCTGCAAAACAAGCGTTCAAAGGCGCTGATCCTACTACGAAAAAAGCAGGCTTTAGGAAACTAGGTTTAATGTTAGGGTACACTGGTGTGTTTGGAGGGTTATCCGCTGTCCCAATGGCCAATGTAGCAACATCTGTAGCGCAGGCACTTATCTCTCAAATCACCGGAGACGATGATGAAGAAAACCCACCGAAAGATTTAGAGCGGTGGATACGAGAGAACGTTGAAGACGAACGCACTGCTACACTACTGACGCGTGGCCTTCCTGCGGCACTTGGGTGGGATTTCTCACAGAAACTAGATCAAGCTGATTTGTTTATGCCGTACAATAGTAAGTACGTTAAAATGGACCCATCGAGAGACGGATCGTTGTTGTTTGCCGCGCAACTGTTTTTAGGACCAACAGGTACCATGGTTGGTAACGTTGGTAACTTCGCAGACTTCGTTAACCGTGGAAATTATTATCGAGCGGCAGAATACGCTCTACCAAAAGGGCTAAGATCATACTTAGAAACGTTGCGGTTCCAGAACAAAGGGTACGAAACACGAGCCGGAATAAAGATAACTGATCCAACATCGTTTGACTTAGTTGACTTCCTGACCAACGCAGTAGGTTTACCGAGCACAGACATTAATCAGATTAAGTGGACACGCGGTCAGCAAGTAGAAATCGAACAGTGGTTCTCAAAAAGAACAAGCGAAATTACAAGAGGGTACTTAGCGGCTTACGACGAAAGAGACAGTAAAGCCAAAGCTAAGTACGTAAAAGAGTTTAGAGAACTACAAAAAGCTAAAGACCGCGTAAGGCCATTCTTTAATAATTCCAGGCGTGTACTGAAGAGATCATCTATTGGTGACTTAATTAAAGTACCGCGAAGCCGCAGAACTAAACAACGAAGAATGGATAGTATTACCGGCCGATAAACAACTCCGAAATATCCACGTTTACTTTTCTCCTGTGAGTGGATATGTTTAACCCCTGACTGGCTAGGTTTCGCACTGCAACGTCGGGGGTTTTTTTATTTAATCACGACGAAATCACGATCGTCTCACGTAAGTCATTGATATTATTGAAGTACGCTTTCTGGCTTTGGGTACCACACTAAGTTGTCAAAAAGCGTTTATAACCATACAAACAACGACAAAACCCATATTTACATGATCGTAATATAGTAGCCAATATGGACGAATACGGTAGTATTTGACATTCAATCACGACGAAATTACGATTGGTCGTGATTTGAGCTTGGGAGATCGTGATTTGGCTAACATAAAGAAACTGAAAACTGGGCGGTGGCAGGCTCAAATATTCTTACTTGGTGTACGCAAAGCGGCTAGTTTTGATTCAAAAACCGAAGCTAAAGACTGGGCTGCGGGTCAAGAATACAAGATAAAGACAGAAGCAAACTCAAATTTTACAAAGAAATACTCTGTCTCAGAACTGTTTTTGCGGTATGAACGGGAGGTAAGTCGTACTAAACGAGGGTACATGTGGGAGCAGGGACAAATTAGTCGGCTGCTTAAAAAACCTTTGGCTAAGTTAGACATTAACGACGTCACTAAACAGCACATTCGTAACTGGAGGGACGATCGTTTAGCTACAGGGATAAAGACGTCTACCCTTAACCGCGAGTGGAACTTGCTATCCCACATATTTTCAACGGCAAGAGACGAATACGAGCTAATTAAAGTAAGTCCGGTTGAAGGGGTCAAACGTCCACCAGACCCGCCCGCACGAGACAGACTAATATCCGAGGACGAGATTGAGGAGCTTTGCGTTGCGTCGGGGTTTGCTGGGGAAAACGTTCACACGGTTGCGCAAAAAGTTATTCTAGCGTTTTTACTGGCTATAGAAACAGCTATGAGAATGGGGGAGATATGTGACTTGACGTGGGATAACATCGACTTTGATGCCCAAACTGCGTTTTTGCCTACCACTAAAAACGGTACAAGCCGAACAGTTGCGTTATCTAAGAGGGCGATCGAACTCCTAAAACTGGTGCCCAACACTAACGCGCAAACCTGTTTTGGTATTACGAGTAAGCAGTGTGGTGATAACTTTGGAAGAATTAGGAATAAGACAACCATAACAGACCTACATTTCCACGATACGCGCCACGAAGCGATCACACGTTTATCTAAAAAGATGCCTATTCTGGCGTTGGCTCGAAACGTCGGGCACACAGATATAAAGCAGCTAATGACTTACTACAATGAATCTGCGAGTGAGATAGCCAAGTTGTTAGATTAGATCAGCAGGATCGATGCGTATTTGGTTGCCCACGCGTTTACATTTTAGTTTGCCAGACTTTACTTTGCGTCGTACCGTTTCTTCTGCACACCCCAACAACTCCGCGGCTTCGTGCACGTTAAGCATCTTGGTTGGCGTCGCGTCGATGTGCTGCTGGAAAGCTGTCTTCAACGCCGCAAGTTCACTAATCAGTGGTTCTATAACTTCTTTTAGTTCTTTTTGTAGTGCGTTCATTTTGCTTCCTCTTCCCATGACTTGCCTTGTGCAACTTCGCGCTCAATCAAATCAAATAAATGTAGTATCTCTTCTAGTTGTTGTTTGTTGCCAAAACGCACTCGCATTTTAGATTCTTTGATCATACCTTTGAGGCGGTGTCGGATCATTTTTCGTGCTTTTGGTATGTTACTCATTTCGTTGACTTTCTGTAATGACACCATCGTCAGTTTTTATGAGAGCGAGCGCTTTTCCATCAAACAACTTGTGGTATTTAATTTCGTAGCATCTGGACTGACCGGACGGTACGGTACTCCCAGACCCTAAATAGATGCGTGGGTAAAAATTTCCGTCAGGTTGAGCCACCAAGTAGCCTGATTTATCCATTTCTTCTTTCATCGCCGCCGGTGGAACACCTGCTTCTTTGCACCAGTCGGAGACAGCTTTAGCTGTAACGTAGACTTTCTTGTCTTCTGTACATACGCGGCCGATTGCCGGAGCCCGTAGAATTTCCATAGGGTTTTCTTTGTGTTTTGAGCGTGCGTCGCCAAAGTGTTTGGTAATGATGAGTCGTCCTGGCAACGTACTGATAAACGTCGCAACGTGTTCCGAAATATCCGTGTTAGATTCTTTTCGGCTTTCTCTCATACGTAAGACTTGGCTCGTAGCCCAAGCCTTCATGCCTTTTAGGTCAAACGATATAAGCCCAAGTTTTTCTGCAATCTTACCGGCTACAACCGCCGTTACTATAGTATCTCTGTAAAAACGTTCCTTGTTATCGTCCTCACTAGACGGGTTAAACTTGCTCCGCGCAGACACCATCTGGCGTCGTACCCAGTCTTGGTTCTTAATAATAAAGCGGATGTACGGCCGAAACGGTTCGCCGTAAACATTGTCCATATGGTTCTCGATGAACGACTGTGTGATGTCTGGAAACACACGACTTCGGTAATCAGCCGGTAAAGCTACTTCAAAGAAACGAAGCTGTGTAGCCTCAACTCTATAACCGGCGGGCAACTTAGAGATACTTTCCAGTATACTATCGTTTGATGTAATGAAGCTGTTCTTGAACCACTGCCCACCAACAGTGCTGAATTTACCATTAGTCCCGAGCCGTTCCTTGTCTCTGCCGTTTGCAAGCGCGTAGCCTGTTCGTGTTAGCTCGTCGGGCGACCTGCCAGAAAACTCGTCAAGTAACATAGGTACAGACCCCATGATAGCGATACGTTTAATAGCCGCGTTCAGTGTGGAACCTTGTTCGCCAGTCTGTCTCTCCATGAACTCGGGGTTGCCGTAGAAGCCACATGCAATTTTGGCGGCGGTCGACTTACCCGTTCCACCATGACCAGTAAATGCGAGTGGCAGTCCATGCCAGTTTGATGAACCCATCAACTCTACAAGGGCTGATCCCATAGAATGGCATAAACCAAACTGAAATGGTTCTGCGCCCGGCCTATTGTACAACTTATCTATGTTCGAAATCCATTCGTCGAGCGTACCGCTCGTACCAAAGTCCACTGCTATATCTCGTGGTATATCGCTGTCACACAAGACTTCGTCTTCGCCGTCCGCGGTGATCACGTTTGTCCCTATTACAAAACCGGTTCGGTCTACAAGCCACCCAAACTGGCTAAAGGTTTTTGTTTCTATTTTCCAAGCTTGTAATGTCTCAATCAAACCTTCTGCAAATTCGGCCATATCGTTCCTCGCGTTCTTAGTCCTCATTAAAAAGATTTCGTTAGCGGCGAAGGTCTTCGCCATCAAATCAGTGGAGGCCAACTCCATTGTGGGCATAAAGAACTCGCGCCACTTCCCGTTCTTTTCTTTCGCTCTCCAATGCACAACCCACGTACCCTCGCTGTCTTTAATTCTGTTGATTGGGTAGATGAACGATCGGCAAAACGGGCGCCAGTGAACTACGCCGTCGTCGTCGGTGATCGACCTGGAGAGTGCAGCGCCATTCCAACGATACCCATTGTTAGGCCAGTAAGGTATGGATTGACCTTCGATAACCGTCGTTGCACCTGCGTTACCGTCGGCGACGTCGCTTTCTTCTTCCTTGCTTTTGACCGTTTCTGAGTACCCAAGCGAGAGCGGAAATTTGCACTTGTCTGCAAACGGACAGGCTTCTCGACAGCCGATGTGTTTGTCCATCTCCACGCAGGATGTTGGGCCAACTGTCCACTCGTCAATTTTCTCTTGGGTTTCAGTTTCGCTATAATCCGCGTGACCCTCAGACCATTCGTGGATTGCGGCTTCGCCGTCCTTACAAAACTTAACGATACCAATGGCGCGGTGCCAGTGGGGCTCACTTATATTACCGCCACTTTCTTTGAACTCACGCACGGCGGCACAATTTTTCGCAACGAGATCGGCGTCAGATGTCGGAAAATCTCCTGACAGCACACTAAACGGGCTTGGTTCTCCAATTTTTCTGTTCGTGGGGGCAGGCTGTACTTCGTTGTCTCGAATGTAGTTTTGTAAGGTTTCTCGTACTTTATCTACGGAGTAAGTCTTTCCCTCTTTAACCAGAACAACAGGCACTGGTGTATCTGTTTTTCGGTTGTGTGTACCTATTGGACGTAAAATCCGAGAGCTATCCATATCAACGGCTCGATCGGCTTTCATGTTCATGTGTGTGGAGACATCGCGTTTGAGTGCGGAAAGTTCTTCCCACGTTGTTTTGTCCACGTCACTATCTAAGTGAAAGTACGCGTGGTATCCACCACCTGACGATGTGATAGTAGGGGTAAGTCTTAGTGTTTGTGCTAATTTTATTATGTCACCCAACGCTTCTTGGCGCGTTGCGTATTTCTTATCGTCGTCGCTATCGACGTCAAAGTCATCAATCAGGCTACGGCAAGCGTGAACATTTGATTGTGTGCGGATGCGCTTCTTATCTTTTAGTTCGTCGTGGTACCAATCACCAAACGAGTTTACTGCAAAGTAAACAGTCTCGCCTTGCGCGTCGTAAGCGATCGCGGCTTCGGCAGCTTGTTGCGCTGTATCGAAGCTCTTGTACTTAAACCAACTGCCACCGTTTTCGGTTGGCATAACAAGCGTAAGCACCTTTTTGCCCTCGGTGGGTAATACCCGTTCGAGGAATTGTCCTGTATCCATAATTCAGCCTGACGTGTATACGTGTTAACAGATTGGTGAGCGAGCAACGACCCGCCCACCGCGAAGTCTGAAACTGTATCAGTCGTCAAAATCTAAGTTATCTAAAGCGTCGTCAATGGTATCAAAGTCCGCAACCGACTTCGGGTCTGCCTTCACTTCTTTTGGGGCAGGTGCAGGAGCAACAGCTTCTACTTTTGGGGCAGGTGCCGGTGTATCATCAAAGTCGTCTCCAAAGCCACCACCTTCTGAGCCACTGAAACCGTCAACTTCACCGAATGGGCTAGACTGTTCGACCTCTTTAAACTTCACAACTTGCACTGCGCGCAGTCTGAGTGATACGCCGTTGCCGTTGTTCGATGAGTATGGGATCAACGCCAACTGCGAGTTGATTGTGGAACCTGTCGTCAACTGAAAATCATCAGGGAGCAACTGGTTACGCGCATCGAACTGGCGTGGCTTACGTGTAAGCTCGTTGTTATACGAACCTTTTAAACTAGACTTTGCAACGAACGTGCCATCCTCTTGCACCTCAAACACTTCTTTCGCCGTTGGCATCTCTGGCCAGTTCGCGGCCTTGCGTGCGTTGTAAGCAGCTTTCATATCTTTATATAGGCCAACCGCTTGGTCTTTATTCATGCGATAGTTTAGCTCGTACTTCGCGCCTTCGTCTAACGGCTCGCACGGGACTGACTGTCCTCGACCGTCATTTGCTTTGGTGTCGTATTTGTACGTCGTATTAAGACGTGGGTATAGTGCTTCTACATTGTTTAAAATGTGAACTGCGTTTGATGTAGCCATGATAATATCCTCTCGGGTTTTGATTAATAAGTGTAGCCATCTAGTGACACAAACGGGCTGTCCGTCTGTCTTGGCTGTTTGATAGTAGTGAGTTCGTCTTCGCCCAAAAAGCGTAAAACTTTAAACGTCAACGTTGGCCGTTGATCTATATTTATAACGTCGATTTTAGTTACGACGTGGTTGAGCTCTTCGCCTCTGCTCGTGACGTTTGCTTCATATTCTTTGAACGTTCTGACGCTTGCCGCCGGTATTCGGAGCGTTTCTGCGTAGTCAGAATTTGGGTAGCGGAGAGTTAGTTTTACGCTTTCTGCGCAAGCCTTTCCTCGTTTACCAAACGGCGTGATGCGAGATCCCCATGTGTTCTGGAAACAAACAAAACACTTTTTCGCTTGGGGCTCGGTCGCTGATGTGGAAGGTACAACTCCATCGTCAGATGAACAAACATTCTCTCCGTCCAAATTCTGATAGTGTCGAGCCGTAAAGACTCGTGGTAGTATCACAGCCTCCACTGGCAAATCATCCATAGTTAACATTACTTACGCCTAAAGTTTACAACCTGAGTTTCCGACCAGTTTATTCCAGGCGGCAAGTCGTCGTTAACTGCTTTGAATTGCTCCACAGCAGTCTTGTTCACACGCCGCTCAAGCATTTCCCAAGCGTCGTTATCCTTGACGTGATCGAGAAGTGTATCCCAATCTGCGACTGTTGCTGACGAACGTGTTGACCTGTAAGCAGTTCCAACTTCTCTCGCCGAGACGTTATCTATGCCTCGGTTTTGGAACCTTTGTAGGAACTCCACCTCGATCTTGCTCTGCTTTTCTTTGTCGCCAGAGTCGTCGTCGTTATATGCAGCTTTTCGCTGCGCTCTGCGGTCACGCAGTCCGATGAATAGTTTCAATAAAGAAACATCATCCAGTTCTCCTATTTTGGCCATGTTCATTCTCCTTTTTATCAGTAAGCCATTCGTCAATATCAGCTTCGTCCCAACGTAGAACTTTCTGTGAGACCCTTATGGGTTGAGGGAAGCTGTCTTCACGACGGCGCAGGGCAGGTAGCGCCGCCTTTGTAATGCCAAGTTTCTTAGAAACTTCGTCCGGTTTTAGTAAATTCATCTGTACTATTTCCAATTCTTATGTGTATACAGGTAAACAGATTAGCGTTTACATGTACGCAAGTCAAGCAATTAACCGAGCGCGTGTAGCTTTAACTTCATCTAACAACGCCCCCTGCATTTTTTGCTTATTTTTGAGCCGAGTGTAAATTCTTTTCTCGACAGGTGTACCTTCCAACATGATGATAAAGTTATTCATCTTTTGCCCCGGTCTGTTTATCCGACCGTTAGCTTGTTCGAAGATTTCGTTTGACGTCACGCATGAGTACCACACGATTGTCGACGCCGCAGTCAATGTTAGACCGTGGCTCATGGCGGCCGGTTGTGCCACCAATACTTTTAGGTCTTTACCTTTTTGAAAAGCCCCAAATATTCTATCTCGTTCTGTTTTCTTCACACCACCGTGGATCACTTCAACTGAGAAGTCTTTACGCAGTTCTTCTGCCACGCGGTTGACCGAAGACACGTAAGGTACAAAGATAATTACTTTGCCCTCGGCTTGGTTAATAATGTTTCGCGTTTCTTCTATACGTGGGCTCGAAGGTATTGTAACTTCGGTGCCGTCGTTGGCGTAGACAACACCACACGCAATCTGCACGAGCTTACCCATCTTAACGGCCTCGTTGACAGCGGTGATCTCTCCTTCTTCAGCTTCAGCGCGGAGCCGCGATACCATTTCCTTGTATGCTTTGTTTTGTTCTTTAGTCAGGGGTACTTGCCGTGTCTCATATAAGAGTGGTGGTAAGTCGACGCACTCGTCCCGCGTGAATCGAACCGACGGCTGCATCACTGAGTGGACAATGTCTGTTGCCTCTGGCTTTGGTATCCACTGGAATTGGGATAGCTGTTTCATTACTTGCCCTTTGAAACGATTGAAATACGGTGGCACTTTTTCGGGCACAATTAATCTGCACTGCGCCCACGCGTCGGTCGGCCCGTTGGGCGTCGGCGTGCCGCTCATACCCCAACACGCGCGAGGTTCTTTGTGTCGGTTGACTACACGGTTGATTGTTTTCCATCGATCCGTTCCGGCGTTGCGAGCAGCCTGCGCGATCTCGTCGAGAATAACCAAGTCAATATCGGTGCGATCTTTTAGGTGGGGCTCGATAATCTTAACACCATCGTGGTTTATTATGTACACGTCGGCGTCGGTGTTCAGCAGCTTAATTCGCTTCTCGCGCGAACCATACAGCACCGAGCATGTCAGGTGTGGAAAGTGTTGAAATATCTCGTCAGCCCATGTCCGCTCAAGAGTTGAGAGTGGAGAAACCACCAACGCTTTGTTCAGTTGACCGATGCTACGTAAGTAGTCGTAAGCCCACAGCGACGCCAACGACTTTCCAGTGCCGAGTTCACTGAGGTTGAACGCACGTTTGTTCATAGATAAAAACGCGGCCGCTTCTTTCTGTGCGAAGAACGGTGTGAACCGCCCCGGCCAGTTATAGTTATCTCGTATCGGGGCAGGGGCGTCATACCCTAAGTTACGTAGCATTTTTGTTTCTGTGGTTTTGTGAGGTACAGCAACGAGTGGTTTGCCACGCACTGCAAATTGTTTTGCGGAAGGGATTACATTTAGAATACTGCTTGGGTCACGCAGATTTAATATTAGTGCGTTCTTCTGTGGCCAAACCAACATTGTGTTCTCCTTCATCTATCTGTCTGATGCGTTCATCGCAGATGTGTTTAATTTTTTCATAATCGAGGCGGCGTTCGCCTTTATCTCGAAGGATGCGCTTAATGATGTCTGCATCCCAAGGATTTAATTTGTACTCGAGCCATATATCCCACGGCTGAATACGTCGTTTGGAGTAGTCGGACTTGCCGACGTTGTAGTCTCTAGTCATTTCTTTTTCGTGTACATGCCCGGCTGTCGACCGCGCCACCCTTTGTTTTTACTTGCCGATATAACACGAGTGTTTGATTTCTTTGTGCTACCACCGGCCTTCAAAGGTTTGATATGATCAACGTTTGTACCGTCCCCAACTTTTGCTTTGCCGGCCGCTATCGCCTGTCTCCTGGCTTTGTTTTGAGCGACGCGACGCTTCATTACATCAGGGCGTGCGTTGTATGCTTTCTTCGTCTTCAATTCCTGTTTGCTTGATTTTGGCACGTATATACTCCTTTACTTGTTCTACGTCGTCGACGACATGTGCTAACCCGTTAGCACGTGTGATCGCATTAATTTCACGTTCTTGGTTAGGTGTTACATTTTTGATTTTCCCTGGTGCTTTTGTTTCGAACGCCATAAATAATCCTTTGTGGCATACAAGTATATCAGGGCAACCAGAGCGACCCATGCCGTTGGACACTGGCATGTAATACCACGCGCCAATAGATTGTAGGTACTCTTTGACCTTCTTTTTAACTTTGCCTTCGGGTGTCATAAAATATCCTCTTGGTTATAGCTCCCAAGGTAATCACCATAAGTTTGTATGTAGTATTCTAACCTACGTAACAACTCGTTTTCAAGTGGTGTGACTGCTTCCAACATTGTGCCATACTCATATATTTCCTCATTTGTTAGTTCTGTTAAATCTTTTTGCGGTTGCTTATTATCCTGCACCGTTTTTCCCTTTATCTGTCACACCCTATAGTCGGTGACTTTCTATTTCTTGTTTCATTTTCCACAGAACTCACACAACTTCGTGCCAACTGGGCACCAATTTTTGCATAATCCCGAGGGGTTCGGTAGCCACTTATCTTTATCGTGAGATACAGCTAATCTCTCAAGTCTTGGTGAGAAATCATTCCATATCTCTGGTAACTGTGCACGCGTAAACACCTCTTTGTCAAACTTTCCCGCCTTCAACCAGATAAAACCTGTTACGACAGTCTCTATCCAAGGGTATAAAGCAAAAGTTAATGCAGCAAAAAGTTTTAACTGGTCGGAATCTGGCCTGTGTTTGCCGGTCTTCCAATCGAGTACATAAGCGCGCTCTGAACCGATAACGCCTATGTCAATTATACCACGTACCCACACATCTTTAGCCATCCATGTGGTGGGACGTAGCTTACTGTCGAGAGCAACACGCTCTTCGACGATGCGCTTACCTTCGTACGATTGTATCTTACGCACGTACTTACCATACTCCTGCATGTCTTCGGGCAGGGGTTTCTTGCCATTAGCAAAGTCTTCAAGCGCTTTGTGCACTTTGTTACCCCACAGCGTAGCCGTCGTTTGAGGTTCCACAACTTGCTTCGTCACTCGTGTGAGTTGAAAGCGTCGTGGGCAAGTCTCGTAGGACGTCAGCGCAGAGTAACTCCATGCTTGTTTTAATTCCACTTCTTTAATCTCCCTTCATAAATTTCAGTATCAATGTCATTCCAAAATTCGGCTAACAGTTCTACTCTTTCATCTTCTGGTATACGCCCACTTTTATATTTATCGCGGTGTGCGTCTAAAAATACTAAGCGTCGTTTCGCCCAATCGTTTTCTAAGTTAGCGACCCATTGTAGTCTCAGTTGGTATTCAATCGAACCGAATAACTCGGTTGCTTTTTCGACTGCACGATTAGATCGGTTGCGTCGTAGTTGTTGAACGTGCCTGCCGTTAATACGTCGGTACACGCGTTGTATTGCTAACCACTGCGCGCTTTTTCGGTCAAACGAGTCTCGAATTGTTTCTATGTATTCTGTAAGTCCTTCTAAATCGTTTGAGTATCTAACTATTATTGGTCGTAAAAACTCATGTGCGGTTGGCAGTAAAAATATTTTTGGGTCTTCTAAGTAAGCCTTTGCGTATTTGTCTGCTAAGTTAAGCCATTCGGCTGATTTGTCTGGGTTTCGTAATAAAGCAGCAGTTACGCTTTCTAAATTATCACTTGCGGTATTCATTATAGCTCCATGTTATGACGGATTGGCGATCTGCCAATTATTATATCCAAAATTAATAGCGGTGTCATATTTGCGCGCCGGTGGAGCTTGCGTAGTGTTACACCAAGATGAAACAGGACGGTTGTGGATGTTAGTAACAGTTAGGGGGCTAAGTCCGGTACACGCCCGAGCTTTTATTGCTTTCCTAACTTGTCTACCACAAATCTTGTTATTGATGTAGCTCCAAGTGAAGATACTTGATTGTGTCATTTAACCCTCCCTAGGTAAATGTGTATACATGTATGTAGCATCAATTGCGTTCATGTGCAACCATGTGAATACATTATTTTGCATCGCCGTATGTGTCGGCAATATCTCCTTCGCTCCACGTCACGAGTTCTGGCCACCAGTTCGGTGGTGTTCTCATTACGTTTTGCACTGTGTCTAGCACGCCCTGCGCTTCCTCGTTTGGCACAACATATACAAGTTCGTCGTGCACCATCAGCGCAGGGTTTAAACCTGTAACCTGTTGCACAGTTAATGCGTTGTCGGCGATCACACACCGAGCGAGGTGCTGTACTATATTCTCGTCAATCTTTCCGGCATAGATACGCGCTTTGTTACGTCCGTTGCCGTACATAAACTCCTTGCGGTTGTCGTCTTCGTTTCGTTCAATGCGCAAGTCAGGGTAGCGTATCAATCCTTTTGGCGTCTTCAAACCTTCGGGTGTCGGCGTGACCATTCCCCAGGGATCGACGGACGCACCTGTTGCACCACGCAGAATTGTGGGTAAGCACGCGTGGCAGGTCTTCCAACCACGCACGATCTCTGAATACGAACCGCGCCACGTTTCTACGATCTCACGGCTCTCTTGTTCTGTGATGTCAACGCCGCCCATAAGTTTAGCAACTTTCTGAAATGTTACATGTCCGGCACCAAACCCGAGCCCGAGGTGAGCAACCTTCCCAACTTGCCTTTGCACCTTAGTAACTTGGTCTACTGGCACGTCATACAATTTACTTGCGAAGTCTTTATATAGGTCAGCCTTCTCAGGGTCAGCTTGGTACAATTCCATACTTGCAGGGACTTTCCACAAGAAATGATTTACGCGAAGCTCGATCCCCGACAGGTCTGCGACGACGACTTTGTGGCCAGCGGGAGCGACGAGCGACTTCCGCAAGGCGTCAGATGGCTTCGGGTTGTATGGGTTTACGCGTGGTAAGTTCTGTGGATTATACCCCCAACCAGACCATCGACCTGTCGTATCAGCCCCATAATATTTCAGAGGGATCGGCACTTTATTTTGTGGGTGTGCGTCGCTTGCAGCCATGAACGCCTGAATACGCGTCTGCAAAATTGTGGACTTCGCGTCGAGACGAGCTTGAGCTGCATTAGCGACGAGCGGATTGTCGTGTTCCTGCAAAGCAAGGAAAGCTTCGTCAGTCTTTGCCAGAGCAGGTATATCTTTGCCAGTAGTATTAGAAACCTTTGTGGGAACGTCCACGCCTATGGTTCGCAGGAACGTGGCGAACTTAGCAGAACTAGACAAAAGTTTCAATGCCGCTTCGGCACTTTCATCGTCACTCATGCCACTTTCTTTGACACCTAATTGGCGTGCGGCTTCGATTAGCATCGCCTGTTTGCGTGCGCTCTCTTCTGCCAACGTGTTAGCAAGTAGTTCTACATCTGTATTGAAGTGCGGCTCTACAAGCATACGTATAGTCATGTCGATTAGTTTGACTTCGGCTTTGTTGGTCTGCGGTATGAGTCGTCGCAATAACCCGTAGCACTGATCGACGTCGGCAGCATTGTATATCTTCATCTCGGCAATCTCTTGCTCAGTAAAATCACACAAGTGTTTACCTTTAGTGGCGATCAATGCCGTCTGGTCTTTATACCCCAGCGAGTAGTGCGCGACGAGTTTTGCCAACGAGAGCCCAACATCTTTTGCGTGGATGGGTCTTGCCATTGCAAGCGTACAACCCCAGAGCTTTGGCTTAACGCCAAGACGCCACGATAAGATCATCGCATCAAAGCCCGACATGTTATGCCCAACGACCCAATACTCTGACCAGTCTACGCTATTGCAGTAGTCGACGACATCCTGCTCACCGAACACAACGACGGTTGGTTCGTTATCAAACTTAAATGCACAACTGATGATCTCTGTGTCTGGGTGCATACAATATTTAATTGGCGACATCTTCGTCAACGAGTGGCCAACAGCCCAGTACGTCTCAAGATCAACGGTTGCTATTTTCATTCAATTTCCCCCTCTATCTTATCGTACACCCTTCTAAGATATTCCCTAGT